AGATGCCGTTCTCGGAGGCCGTTGTCTGGGCCTTGACCAGCACGCGGTCGCCGGACACCATCGTGATGCCGTCGATGGTCGAGCCGGGCGATGACAGGTTCAGGTTCGACTGAGTGGCGACGCGGACGGAACCCTTGGGGTCGAGGCCTTGAGCCGTGGAGTCCACATAGTTCTTGGTGGCGGCGTCCTGGGCGTTGGTCGGATCGGCCAGGCTGGTGATCTTCTGGCTGTTCAGGCTCAGCGACGACGAGGGAGCGGCCATCTGGTCGAGACGGCTGGTGCGCACCTGCGTGTCGAAGTCCGAAATCTTGGACGCAGTCAAGGTCGGGATGTCGGAGGCGGCCAGCGTGGTGCCCGAGGTGATCAGTCCCTTGCTGTTGACGGTGACCTTCGTGTAGGTGCCAGCCGTGACGCCGGAGTTGGCTAGCGTCAGCGTGATGGAGGTGGTGCCGGAACCGGTGGCGTCCCCGTAGACATTGATGGTCTGGTTGCTGGTGATGTAACCCTGGTTGCGCACCCAGGCGGTGGTGGCGACCTTCGTGCTGTTGTCGTTGGCCGTGACGGTCAGGGCGGTGGTGGTCCCCTGGAAGTCGACGGTGCCGGTGAAGTTGACGGCCTTGCTGAGGGTGGCTGTGCCAGCACCCGCCAACGGCAGGAAGGCTCCCTCGCCGGCAATGGCGATGACCGAGCCGGAGGTGCCGCCCGCCCCGCCCGTGCCGTAGCCGTAATAAAGTACCTTGTCAACCTCGTTGAAGGCCAACTCGGCGTTGTAGAGCGAGGACGGCGCACCAGCCGCACCCGAAGTCCTGCGCTTGATCCTGATCGTGTTTGCCATGACTACCAGTTGCCTCCGTCAAGAATGTGTTCGTTCATCCACTTCTGATCGCCAGAGCGGTACATGAGGACGTCATTGCCCGACGGGGCCACCACCTGAACGTCCGTTAAGCCAGCAAGGGTCCTGCCCACGGGGGGGATGAGAGGCAGGAGGTCGGCGGGAACAAACTTGCCGGAGGAGGAATCAAAATAAACGACTTGGCCGGACTGCGGTACGCCGCTAAAGTCATCCTGGTCCTGGATACGGGTGACTATCCGGTAGGCGTTCATTCTGCGCGGTCCTCCACCGGAATTTACACCTTATAAAGGGCAAGGGCAGCCTTGCGGCTGCCCTCGCGTGGGTTCCGTTGTCGGGCCTGTTGTTACAGGGCGCCCAGCAGAACGCGGCGGTTGTCGAGGATCGAGAAACCGTACTCGCCGAAGCCATAGAAGCCGGCGCGACGCTGGCGATGGAAGGTGGGGTCCTCGAACACCTCAATCTCCTGGCGCCACGGCATCACGAAGGAGTCGTCCTTGGTGAGGTCGAGGCCGACCACCAGCTCCAGCTTCTCGTCGTTGCCGGTGCCGAAGTCCAGGGTGCCGCCGAGGGTGTCGACGAAGTAGGACTGGTAGTCCTGGCCGACGCCCAACTCGTCGATGTCATGCAGGTTGACACCGAAGATCTTGGTGAGGCCGTACTCGCCGTTGCCCTCGCCGGAGAGCATGATCTCCCGACGGGTGAAGTCGTCAACCTGGCTGAGGTCCCAGGAGCGCATGTCTTCCAGGGCCTCGGGGCTGACGTACAGGTCGGACAGCTGGCCGCGGTTCACCGAGGTGCTGTTACCGCCAGCGTTGCGGCGCATGATGGTCTTCATCAGGGCCACGAGACGCTTGGTGAACAGGCCGGGGGTGGCGGCGCTGTCGTACACGGTCAGGCTGCGGCTGTGGCCAGCCGACAGGATGGTGCGCCAGCCGTCGTCGTTCATCTTGCGGACGAAGGACGCTTCCAGCACCTGCATGCAGCGACCGACGATGTCCCAACGGGCGTCGCGGGCGTACTTCAGGGCGAAGTCGATGGAGTCAGCCACTTCGTAGGTCGGAACCATCACGAAGTCGCCGCTCACATGCTTCTCGGGAATCCGACCCTGGGCAGGAACCGTGTAGGCCACGAAGTCCTTCTCGGTGCCGGGGGCGAGGAAGTCGAGGGGGAACTCGACAGCGGTACCGGGCGCGAAGTAAATCGGCTGGTAGATGCCGCTGACGATGTCACCCTTCAGGATGCCCTGACGCAGGGGCAGGGTGAGGGCCTTCGCCAGTTCGGCCTGGGCCGCGCTGGCAGTCTCGAAACCGTGGTCGCCAGCACGCCGGAGCAGGGCAACCATCTCATCACTGGGCTTCTTCATTTCATTGATCTCCTTGAGAGGTTACCGGATTAGACCGCGGGAAGGTCGATGTAGACCTTCACGAAGCCCTCGGCGTCCACCTTGTTGGCGAACTGGCCGACTTTCGGGTTGGTGCTGGCCACGGTGGTCAGCTTGCCGCTGGCGCCGAGGTAGGCGGTGACGCCGGCATCGATCGAGGCGGCCTGGCCGGACACGATCATGTCGGTGACAATCCAGCCCTTCTTCAGCAGGGGAGCCTTCTCGCCCACGACTTGCTCGTCGCGCTGGAAGTTCCTCTTCTGGCGGGTCTGGTCGATGTTGACAAAGGCCGCCAGGCTGACGCCTGCGGGCACCTTGCCGGAGGGGTTGGCTGCCACGTTGGCAACGCCGGGCGTGTACAGCGCGGTGCCGCTACCAGCGGTGCTGTAGACCAGGACTGCTCCCTTCTCGTGGACATCATTGCACACGAGGGAGATGTCGGTCTCCAGAATGTGACGATCAGGTTTAAGGGCCATCTCTCTCGTCTCCTTGTGGGTGAGAAAATTACTCGGCTTCGATCTTGGTCTCAGCGTCATCTGCGCCAAAGAACGCAGCGATCTGAGCGGCCACCTTGTTGACACTTTGGTTGGCCACGGTCCCAGCGAGGGCCGGCTCATCGCTCGGGATCACGTTTTCAAGAACGGTCGCCACCACGGGGGCGGCTTCCGGGGGGACCGCACCCTTGTCCATCGGGATGGACATCACAGGCGCGGGCTTGGGCGGGTTGGCTTCGCCGAGACCCTTGGGGGCGGGCGTGATTTCGGCGGCGATCTTCTTCAGTTCCTCCACCTGGGCCTTGAGGGCCTCGACGGTGGCGGTCAGGTCTTCGGCTGCCTTGGCCTTGTCGGCCTGGCCCTTGTAGGCGGCCAGCTTGGCGGCCATGTATTCGTTGGCGCTGGCGACAGCGGCCTCAAAGGCCTCGTCGGTCAGGCCGGACAGGGCGGTGGCGATCGCCAGGGCCTGGGCGGCGTCTGCTTCCAGCTTGTCGGCGACGGAAGCGGTCAGGCGGGCGAGGCGCTTCTCGGCCTCGACCTGGGCCAGCTTCTCGTTGGCGGCGGCCAGTTCGGCCTCCAGCTTCTCGCTCTTGGCCTTCGCTTCGGCGGCTTCGGCCTGGATGGTCTCGATCTCTGCGCTCATGGTGTGAGTCTCCTCTCTGGGAAGTTCATACCCCGAAGCCTTGCTGGCCTCAAGGATTACGCTTTCCGGGTTGGCGGGCTTGCTGACGAGTCCCTTCCCGGAGAACACGATCCGCCGCAACACGCGGCCTAGCTTTTTACCCTCGAATTCGCCCTTGCCCCCGTAGGCGCGCAGGTGCTTGGTGAGGAAAGCCGTCTTGTCGTTGCGCTCGATGATCTGCCAGCCCTTGGCTGTCTTGAGCGCGTAGTCGAAGCCGTAAAACAGGGCCTCCATCGACACGAACCACCTGTTGTCGGCGATCTCGGCGATGAGCCTGTTCATCCGCTCTTGCAGTTCGGGCTTTTCCCAGAACTTGTAGAGGACGGCGTTGGTGACGATGTGGTAGTGTTCGGGCAGCTTGTCGGAGGGGGTGTCCTCCGGGATCGGGCGCATCGACTCGTCGACGGCGACGGCGTTGGTGATGTGGCCGATGATGTCGGACTGCTCGTGCATGTAGTTGAACGGCTTGTCCTCGGGGGTCGCCCGCGCCAACCACATCTCCTCGGGGGTGAAGACGTCGTCGTTCAGGTTCCACGCCGAGCTGACCATGACGGTGCGCAAGTAGTGGAGGTCGATCTGGTTCTTGTTCTCGGCCACCGCATGCTCGGGCAGGAGGCTGGCTTTGGCCCCGCCGAGGTCGAAGGCCTCGCACAGCTGGACATCGGACTGCCATGCGACGGAGGCGTTGGCGCGGATCTGGGATTCCAGACCGGCTTCCTGCTCCGCTTTATAAACGACGATTTCCATGGTGTGGTGTGCCTCCTCGGGTTTTTACACCGGGGAGGGGGGTCAGATGACCGAATAGACCGCGTAGACAGACGCCTCGATGCGGCGGCGTTCCTCGGCGGACGGGGTCGATCCCTTGGCGGCGACGAAGCGGGCGAGGGTCTGCCGGTGCAGCTCCTGGACGGGGGCGGGCACGGTGATCGGCTTCGCCAGCACCTCCCGCAGCTTCTCCTTGGTGATCTCCTCGCCGACAGCGAACTGGCACAGCACGGCGAAGCGGAACTCCTCCAGCGCCTCGATCTCCTCGGCGGAAGCCTCCCGCAGATTCTTCTTGCCGATGCTCTTCAGGTAGGCGGGCTGGGTCAACTCGCAGACCTGGCGGTGGGCGGAATCGGCCCAGACGAAGGCGGCGGCGTGCTCGGCCTGGACGGGCTTCTCGGGCTTGACCTCCCGGCGCTGGCGGGGCTGGGTGTCGGTCGATCCGGGCGGGCGCCCCTGTCCGGGCTGACCCTTCGGCTCGTCGGCGAACGGGTTCTGTCCGGGCTGGACGGGCGGGCTGCCGGTGGCCTCGATGCCGAAATCCTCGGGGGTCATCCGGCCATTCTGGGCGAAGATCTTCTTGACCGCCTCCTTGGTGTCGGAGGTGAACGGGCCGACCTTCGGGGGCAGGTTGTCGTTGGCGCGCATGCGGGCCTCGCGGCGGGTGCGGACCCGTTCGATCTCGGGGATCAGGCCGAACCGCTCCTGGAGGGCCTCGTCGGAGATCAGGCCGCGGTCGGCGAGGTCGATCAGTAGCCGCTGCTGGGCCGCCTCGTCGGTCAGGGTCTGCTGGTCGAAGACCACCTGGGCGGGCAAGCGGAAACCCATCGCCTGCTGCACGATGCGGATCTCGTTGGACCAGAAGCGGATCAGCAGGTCGCGCCCGTACTGGAGCCGCTCCACCAGCGTTTGCAGGCTGATGAAGTTGTTGCCGAAGCCGCCGGGGGCGGGCAGGCCCGTCAGTCCCGGGGGGATGCCCAGTCCGGCGAAGATGTTGTTCAGGATCGGGCGGTACTTCTCCTCGCCCAAGAACTTGGAGATGTCGGTCGAGGTCTCCTGGAGCTGGAGTTCCGGCCCCCAGATCAGGTCGATGGAGCCGCCGCCGACATTGTTCATCAGCATGTCGGCCAGGCGGGCGATCGCCGCTTCGGTCGGCAGGATGCGGTGGTCGAGCGACCCCAGCTTCCACAGACGGATATAGGAAACCGCGCCGTCCAGCGCAGCCAGATCGGCCAGCTTCATCTTGCGAAGCATGATCAGGTCTTCGAGGATGGCGTAGGTCATGGGGCGCGCCCAGACCTGCCAGTCATCCCGCTTGTAGTAGATGGCGACGGTCTTCTCCGGCGGCAACGGGATCAGCTTGCCACCCTGGCGGGCCAGGTTCAGCACCTCCCGGGGCAGCTTGGTCAGCATCTGCTTCTCGATGGTGACCTCGGGCTTCTTGATCTTCTTGCTGACGATCTCGCTGACGCGCACCCCGTAGCGGAAATACTTGGTGCCGAGGAACGGGGCCAACTCCTGGCCGAAGACGTCGACGGAAAGCGGGTTGAAGATCGTGTATTCCCACGGGATTTCCATGGGGTCGGGGGCCTTGGCGATGTCGGGCCTGACATCGGCGGCCTTGCCTTTTTGCAGGGCGGCGGCGTCCTCGTCGGCCAGGCGGGCCGTGGAACGCTTGACCACCACATTCCCCGCCCGGAACAGCATGTTCAGGATGCGCTCGGTGCGCTCCTTGCCGTTGACCTTGTTGAACCACTCCTTGAAGAACTTCTCGATGCGGGGGTTTGGGTGGACTAGGTCGATCCCCTGGCAGGCGAACTCGCTCATCATGTCGATGATGTTGCGGACGATGCCGATGCGGTCGTAGGCCTGCATGCAGGCGCCGATGATGTCCACATCCTTGGTCGGGATCTGTTCGCCGGGACGGAAGAAGTCGTAGTCGCGCCGGTCGAAACCCTCCCGCACCGACACATTGGGCTGGCTGATGTTGCGGAATGTGTTGCCAGCGGTGGTGCGGTGCTGGATCACCTCGCCGTCCCGATAGGCCTGGTCAGCCTGGTCAGCGGTGACGAACAGGGGCTTCTTGTCGCTCATTGTGATTGCATTCCCTATGCAGTTGGGTCTGCTAGTTCTACACCGTCACGACCCACCGCCGCCCCGTAGTCGCCCCGGGTCGCCTCGACGAACCAGGAGGGTCCGATATACAAATCCCCGTCAGCGTCCTTGATGTCGGCGGCGAACCCGCCCACCGGGTGGTATTCCTGCGGGGCCTCGGTGCGCTGGATGTCGCGGGCGATGGCGTTGGCCATCAGCAGGGCCGAATAGCGGTCCTTGCGCTGCTTGCCAGCCTTGGAGCCGGGCAGCTTGGCCCCCGGCACATCCCACCGGTCCCGGCCCCCGGCGGTCGCCGTGTGGACGATCGAGGCCAGTTCGTCCTTCAGTTCCTCGATGTCAACGACCGCATCCTCCAGCGTGTCGTACAGGCTAATCTCCTCGCCGTCCTCCAGCACGATGCGTCCGGCCGCCTTGTCTTCCTCGTAGGCGAGGCCCAGCGCGGCGGTATCGAAGGCGGGCAGCAGCAGCACCTTGTCCTCCAGATCCTTGCGCAGGCCGTGGTTGGCGTCGACGATCCAACGGGCATCCGCAAAGTTGATCATGCGGATGATGTGCAGGCCTGGCTTGCCGTCGGAGTCCTTGTATTTCTTGGGGTCGGGATCGATCTCCCGCCAGAGGGGCATCTCGCCGTCCTTCAGCTTCTCCAGGTCGTGCAGCGACTCCTCCACCGTCACGCCGCCGCCCTGCGAGTCGATCCCCAGGACCTCGACATTCGGGAAGGCCAGCATCAGTTCCCGCAGCTTGCGGGCGCAGAAGGCGTAGAAGTTCTGCTCCTTGACAACGCCCCGCTTCAGGCGCTCCTTGTGGCTTTTCCGGTTGGTTGTCCAGCAGTGGACCAGACGCCTGTGGTCGGAGTAGAGTGCCAGAACGACGACGGAGAAATGGTCACGCTCCGAGGCCGGGTCGACGGCGATCACATGGGGCACATCATCCCCCACCAGCGAGGCCGAGAACTCGACCGTCTCCTCGTTGAGGACGATGGGGTTGTCGGGCCTGCCCACCACGCAGGACTCGATCAGGCTGCGCTTGAAGAAGCCCTCGGAGTCGGTGGCGAAGGAGGCGCCGAACTCGATCATGTAATTGCTCTTGGACAGCGTGGCGCGGGCCGACGAGATCTGCTTCTCGTCCATGAAGCCACGGGGCAGCATGTCCACGGGGATGCGGATGATGGAGAAGTCCCGCCAGTCGAAGCCCTCGGGCACGGGGCCGTCGAAGATCTCCTCCAGCTTCTTCTTGTCGCCGCAGCTTTCAATGAACGCCTTGTAGGTCTTCCAGGTCTTGTAGAAGTGGTTGAACGAGTAGTAGGCGGTCCCCGAGATGATGTTCTGGTTAGAGCGCATGATTTTTGCTTCCGCAATATCATCGTCCTGCGTCCATTGTCCCAGTTTTTTCAACAACTGAACGCGAGCCTGGTGTCGTACTCCAGAGGCCGGGTCAGCACTCACCGAGGCAAAGCCGCGGACCACATTTTGATAAATATCTTCGGGAATACTGTTGTGTTGAACAAATCCATTGGCGACGAAGCGATGACCCTCCGGGAGGTAGTAATCAAAAAGAACCTGCTCGCCAGGAAGCTCTTCCACCGAGATAACAGGTTGACACGACGTTTTCTTTTCTTGAAGAACACAACTGAGTGCTTCCTCGCGAGAATCAAAGCGACCAAGATGTTTGCTTTTGCCGAAATCAGAGACCCTAGCGGCCCACTTGTTGCGGCTCTTATCCCAAACGACCCCGGCTTCACTTCTGTCAACAGGCTCAACAGCAGCGTCAACCACCTTCTGCCACTTTGGAATCTGCAACATGTTCACCAAGTTGTGGGCATGTGCCCCATTCAAACGCAGCATCCACTGCGGATTGTCGGAAAGCTTGCTGGCTCTAGCCTGGATTGAACTCTTGAGTCCAAGCTTCAGCAACAGTATTTGAGTCTCTCGAACCAATTGTTCGGAAACCGAATAATAAGACACGCCGAGATGGTTAGAACGTCCTTTCGATTCAAACAAGAAAGCACTACCATCACCCTCAAAAAGTCCGGCCAAATAAGCAATGACAACCTGCTTTGGAGACTGAAGAATCCCGGACGGAGTTTTTTTGTTGTGAGCCGTGTGATACTCAAGCCCAAGCTTCTCCAGCTTCTGACGAAATTCCTTGTGGCAAAGATGGGCGGAATATCTCGATTTGCATTTCCAGCCACGCTTATCGACATAAGCACCCCTACTGTAGCGTTTGACACGCCCAGGGGGAACGAAATTGCCAATACGCTCAGCAAAGCGATCCACACAATCTTGATCTGTCATCTGCACGGCAATCGTGTGCGGCGACGAGACAGCGCCCTCAGAAATCAAGAGGCCAAGACACCAACCCACATTTCCGTCAAGCACTAGGTCATCGGCAACCACGGGTGATTTTGGAAACTCGTAGGAGTTTGGCATTGGCAACATGTCGCCAACTTCCAGCTCTCGCCCCAGCTTCCAACCTTCCCGAGTCAAAACCTGATGAATACCAGAACAAACAAAGGAATAGCCGCTGCGGACAGTCACTTTGTAAGCTTTAGTTGGGGGGGTTTTTATAAAATGGGCTGGTTCTTCGTATCCGCGCTCATCGCCTGTGTTCAAACAGAAGTCGCGCATGTCTTCTGTTTCTTCGATACGAAACAGACCACGGTCTGTCTCCACCAGGGTGCCACGACCAAGACAGGCAAATTCATCTGCCAAGATGTAATTCGCACGCTGACCGCGAATTTTCTCGCCGTTGCCCAGCGGGATCGCGATACCAACCGAGTCGCCGATGATCATCTCGCAGCGGTCGACATCCCGTCTCGGCCCCTGCTCACGCCCCGCCCGCCCCTTGCCGGTGCCGCACAGGTCGCGCAGGATCGCCCCGTCGGCCCAGACCTTCTCCATGTACTCGAAGATCACCTTCGACTGGCGGAACGATGCGCCGATGACGGCGACCTTGGAACCCTGCGTGAAGACCAGGCGCAACATGGAATAGAGCGCCAGGATGAAGCTCTTGCCGAGACCACGGGAACCGATCAGCATGGGAAACGGCCGCGTCCAGAGTTCCCGCAGGATCACATGCTGGAACGGCATGATGTCGATGCCCATCAGCAGCTTGCAGGTGAACGGGAAATAGTTCGGGTCCCGCATGATGCGAATCAGGTCTTCCGGCTGGATCTCGCGGTGCCCGATTCCGCGCAGGGGGTGCGCGGCGTCGACAGGAAGAGAGATCAGGCTCTCCAGCTGGTCCACCGGGGTAGTGGGGGTGACATGGGCGATGTCGGTCTCGGAGAGCAGCCAGGCGTGCTCAATCAGCCGCTTGATCCGGTCCTGTTCCTTTGGGTGACTTGGCATCGATGACTCTCCGGAATATCTGGTGGGCGACATCCTGGCCATGGCGACCGGCGAGGATGATCTTCACGGGGTAGTTGACCTGGAATTCCAGGAGGCGGCGCAGGATGAAGGGGCCGCGGACCCGGACGAAGGGGATCTTCGACTTGGGCAGACCTGCCCCGTGGGGGAAGCGCATGATGTCGTCGAGCGTGAACTCCAGCACCATGAACGGGAACTCGTACTCCCGCATCCGCTCCAGTTCCCGGACGAACCGATCCTGCGTGATGTTGGCGGCGAACTCGGCGACCGAACCCTTGCGCTCGATCGTGAGGATATTCTCATAGCCCCTGAGCGTGTAGTCGCCCGTCTTCAGCGTGCCGATTTCCATGCCGGCGCACGACCGGCCGGCCCCGAAGCTCCAGCCGTCCTGCTCCCGGGTGTCCTTGATGACCATGAACCGTTCGTCTTCGCTCATCGCTCCACCAGCCTTCTATGGGTAATACACCCGTCATCAGTCGCCGAGGATCGTATCGGCGTTCAAAACCGGCAGGTCTTCGATGCCGTCCTCGAAGGTGTGCGCTGAGCCAAGGCGGTTGTTCTCGCGGTCTGCTGCGTTTCGCAGCAGCTCCATGTGCCTGCCCGCAAACTCCCGCTCGTCCTCCTGCTGCAACCGCTTGATCGTCCCCAGGAAGGTCTCCCGGGAGGATTCCACGCGGGAAACACGCTGATCCCTCGTCGCCTTGAGGTCCTTGAGGAGCGCCTGGTGCTTCTCCTCGAGCTTGATGAACTCGGTCGAACGGGCGGACTCGGCGGACTTGCAGGCCTGAATCTGCGTCTCGATGCCCATGACGTAGTCGCGGTCGGCCTCGTCCATCTCCGACGGGTCCTCGTATTTCCGGAGGAAATTGTCGCGCAGTTTGGACAGACGGGCGATATCCTGGTTGGCGTTCTTCTTCGCCTTGCTGTTGCGGTGCATCATGATCTCGAGCTTGATCACGAGGAAGATCTGCGTCTCCTCGGTGACCAGCACGTCCTCGCGGAACTGCGTCATGTACTGGGCGTACTTCTCCTCGAAGTAGAGCAGCTCGTCCTCGTCCAGCTCGTCGCGCAGCTGCTTCCAGGCCATGGTCTGCCGGAGCTTGTGGCGGGCCTCCAGCAGGCTCTGCTCGGTCTCGGTCTCCGGGCGGGCCGGAGCGTCGACAGGCAAAAGGCTGTGCTCGGTCAGGTAGGTCAGGACCTGCTTCTCCGAGCGGTTCAGGCGCTCGGCGATCTGCACGGGCTTCATCTTGTTGGAGTTGGCCCGGATGAAACCCTTCTCGGCGTTGGACAGCTGCCCCTTCTTGATCACGACAGGATCTCCCGGATGCACTTGAGGACCATTTCGCGCTTGGCCTTGGGGACGGATTCTCCGCACTTCATGCGGAGGTAGGCCGACCGAATCTCCGCAGGCAGGAACATGTCGATCTTGGCGACGACCTCGTCCTTGTTCAGCGACTCCGTCAGGTCCTCGCAGATGGCGTCGACATCGTCGCGGTCGCCCAGGTCGACGGGGCGCATCAGGCTCTGCTTCGCGGAATTGCGTTTCTTCCAGGCGATGAACTTCGCGCAGTGGTTGCCGTCCTCGTGCCGGTTGCCGGCGGCGCAGATCTTGCAGGGCGGGTCGTTGCGGTGGAACCGGTCCCGGCGGAAATTGATCAGGCGGTTCTTGATGTGCGTGTAGAGGAAGTTGGCGAGTGGCCGGGAGTTGTCGTACCGGTGGACGGCTTCCATGGCGAAGATGAAGGCTTCCTGGCGGATGTCGTCGCTGTCGAAGTAACCGAAGGCGAAGGATTTGGCGAGGACATCACAGGCTTTGTTGACCGCCTCGATGAATTCTTCCTCGTTGATGTCGTCAGGCAGGGCCACGAGGATTCTCCTCGGTGGGTGCGGCGTTTTCCTGGAGAAGCTGGGCGACGACGTGAGAAGGCGGGTCAGGCAACTTCAGTTCGGCCTGGACGGTCTGCTGGAGTTCTTCGACTGGCCTGCTTCTGACTGTCGACGCTATGTCCTGCGGAGCAGGTGGGATGTCACTCATGGTTCGTTCCGTAAAGTAAGTACCAGATGGCACTTGATATTACCCTGAAGAGGATGGGCAGATGTCTGTAGAGTGGACTGAGCGCATGGCGCAGTTTCTGCGCGACAACTATCAAAGGATGGAAGATAAAGAAATCGCGGCTTTCCTGAGCCGCGTCACGGGTCAAAAAATCGATGTCCGCTGCATCGAGAGCAAGCGGGCCAGGATGGGGCTGATGAAGTATCACTTGGATCTGGAGCCGAGGGTGCGGAGGAATCCGTTTGGGGACTAGCGGGCTGTCGCCCGACAACAGTTCCACCAGGCGAACTCGGGTGAGACTAGAGGGAAGTGGGGGCTTGTCGCGTACACACCCCCCGCGCCCCGGCACCCCCCGGATATATCGTGATATCAAAAGATAAAAACCCTATCCCGAGATAGCAAGATTTTCAGCCCCAAAAAAAACAGGGCAAAAACAGGGTAAAAAAATATCTCAAAAAAAATATTTGACATTCCCAACCGGAAAGACGATAAATGACCATGTCGGCGGGGCATTTTGCCGACAACTCGGGAAGCCGTGGTTGGCCAACCGAGACAGTAGCCCCAAGAGTGATTTTTCCAATGGCACAGCTCGAGCTTTTCCCCATCGCCCAGACCTACACCACCCGCAACGCCGCCCAGATCGGGCACCGGGTAGGACATGGCGAGCTTTTCCCGGAGGTGGCCGGGGCTTCCCTCTTGACCGTATCCCGGCAGGAGGTGGCCACCGTGGCCCACGCCGTGACCGTGGCCGTGGCCGTGGCCAAGGCCGGAGAACCCGCCACCCCCACCACCCCCAAGGCCCGCAAGGCCAAGCGCAAGCGCACCGACTCCGGGCGCATCAACCGCAAGGCCCGCAAGGCCGAGGCCAAGGCCCGCCAAGCGAAAAAACGCCGGGCCAAGGCCGAGGCCAAGAAGGCCGACCAGTATGGCGCCCTTCCCATGCATCACATCGACGGCAAGGCAACCGTGGCGGTAGAAGCCTACCGGCGGGCGTACCTGGCCGAGGTGGCCGGCAACCGCAAGGAATGCGCCGAGCATTTTGCAAAGGTGGTGGAGGTGATCGCCCCGGCCGTCCGCCTGTCGGCCCGCTTGGGTGGTCTTGTCCGCCGTGCCTTGGGTATTTCCAACCCCAACGCCAACTTGCTGAAGTATTCCACCGGGAAGAGCGAAACCGAGCACTTCGCCCAGTCTCGAGCGGAACGGGAATGCGGGCGTGGCGTTTGGATCGCCGAGCACATCCGCCCCACCGGTGGGGATGTTGACGCATTCGCGGCGGCCGATGCCTCTTTTGGCAGGGCGTTCCGCTTGCTGGTGGCAGGCGTGGCCAAGGGTGAAGAACTTCCCAACTTCCGCAAGGCAGCCGAGGAAGAGGCCACAGACGGCCAGCTGGCCGGATTCATTACCGGCACCGCTTCCCGCATCTACCGGGAGGAGGTTTACGGACGGACCCGGAGCAACAGCAAGAACAAGAAGAACAGGAAGCCTGCCACCTTGGGCAGCTTCGACCCGATCGACTATCGCCAAGATATCGGAGCCTACCAGCTTGATATCGACAGCCGGTATCTGATCATCAGCGAGTTTTCCCACATCCTCAGCAGCTTGAAGCAGAAAGAGGAACGGGACCCCGTCACCGGCAACCGCTTGGACCCAATGCGGGTGGTGTACGCTTTCGCAGCGTGCTACGGCGGGGCAAGGGCAGGGCGCCCCAAGGCCGGGGAGGTGGTTTCCAAGGTGAAACCCCACCACATCCTTGGAGTGAGCCGGGCGCAAGCCAACCGGGACTTGGGCAAGAAAGGCAAACACGGCAAGCCCGTATTTGACCACATGAAGAAGGTGGACCCCGACCTGAACATCATCGGCAGACGGCTTGAAATGGCCAGACTGACCTACCGGTTCTGCACTCTGCTGAACGCCCTGCACGGCATCCGAGAGCGGGCCAAGTAAGGCCCCGGAGGGGTGGGGGGATGGCCCCCCGCCCCACATCTTGACCACCCCGCACCCGGGAGGCCCCCACAGGCCCCCGGGTTTTTTCGTAGACTTGTCCAGGCATCGCCCAGCACCTGGCCCCCGGCCCCGGCCCGCGGTCCCGCCCCGGCCCCCGGCACTGGCCCCCCGGCCCCCGGCCCCCGCCAG